TCTAATTCTTGATTTTCCATGTCGAAATAAGACACAGAAACAACAGTAGCTCTTGTTTTTAAACTTGTACCAGAATATCCAAATCCAGAAGATGTAATGTTTGATAAATTGAATAAATAACTAGGATCTGTAGGTCTATCCTGTGAAATTGTAAGAGATCCTGCGTTCCAATAACTTATGGATCTCATTACAGAAGTAAGAGAATTTACTACTTCATAAGCATCTTGTCTTGCTTGAAGAATTGTATTGCAGCTAAATCTAGGTTCTTGTCCTCCTGCCCCATCATCTACTAACTCTGAACAATAAACAGAAGCACTGTAAAAAGCATATTTATCAAGTTGAGCTTCAGTAATATGATCTCCTAATCCGTATCTAACATTTGTTAATAAATCGAATAATATCCAAGCTGGATCGGAACACCAAACTTTAGATGTAGTAAGCGTTCCATTAAATGTTCCCGTATAAACTACTCTTCCAGTTGTTGCATCAACAGTTCCGTTATGAGGTATCTTTATTTTTACTCCACGAACCTTATACATCCGACTTGGAACGGATGAAAATTGTTGTGAATCAAATCTTAATGCTGCATGAGCAATATCAGGATAAGGTCTTTGCTCATCAATAATTTCAGTAAAAGATTGGAATGAAAATTCATCTCTTAACTTTGTTGCATCAGCAGCATCGGCTGTTACTCTTTCGACAGTTATTGTTATAGGAAAATTAAGTCCAGTAGGAAGATCAATTCGATAATCTCTGTTATATGCTGAAGAACTTCTTCCTGTTACAGTATCGTCTATGGGTGTTGTTGTAGTTCCATTATTTTGAGTAATTTTTATTTTTAAATTTACAGTCGCACCATTAACATCTCCATTTGTAGCAAAACTTTGGAGCGAATTAAATCTTATCGTTGCTCTTATAGCATTTACATTTGTGTTTGTTATCTGTCGTGATACTGGAGTACCATTTTCTACCTTGACCCCAACACCTGTTTCAGACTCAATATTGGCAATACCAGAAATAAATGTTTGATCTGATGTTCCAAATCTAGGTTCAAATTCTACATCTTTAAAATTAAAATCAGTTGGTTGAGTAGCAGTTGGATCGGCACTAGCTCTTAATACTGGAGTTTTTCCTAAATAAACATCTTTTAATGCTGCTGTATTGTAATTAGCTGTTCCTTTTGTAAAAGCTGCTGCTGACGGAAAACCTTCTATCTCTCCTTCGCTAAGAACATCAACAATAGTCGCAAATTGTTTACTCGATAGGGCATCAGAAGGTAGCGAGGAATCTACTACTACATCATCTTCAGAACGATTAACAATTCCCATTTATGCTGTACCTTTTATCTGTACTGTATCAATTCCTGCTGATACTACTAGAGATCCAGCAAATATTTCTCCATAAATTACAGGTAAAGCAGTTCCAGCTCTTGATGTATTCTGAACTCCACTAAATGAAAAGTTCTGTGATTGTGGATCTTCTGAAACTCCTGGAGGTTGAGGAACAGGAGTAAGCATCTGTGCTGCTCCAGACAATGCTAAATAGATACCAAAGTTTCCTGCTGCTGCTAATGCTACTGATCCAAAACTTGCACTTGCTAAAGGAACTATTGGATTCGCACTAAAAGCTAAACCCGAAAATCCTACCCCTGCTCCACCTGTAAATGCAGCTAAACCAATCAATGCTGCTCCTGCTAATATTCTTGTAAAACCTCTAGAACCTGTTGCTACTGGTACTATTTTTATTTCCTGTTGACCTATTGGGTTAAATAATTCTGTCTCATCAATCTCATCTTTACCAAGTTTGACACAATAATTTTGTTCCATCATGTGTCGTTCCAAATGGGGGAAATTTGCTAATAAAAACTTAAACGCATGGAGTGGTGTTGTTATTTCAGCTTCAAAAGTACGCTCTCCAAGAAATCGAGCTAATCTTCCGTAAACTTTAATTTTACTGAGCATAGCGATACCTCTTCTTTGTCCATTCTATATACTTTTGGTCATAAGTTTCTCTGCAACTAAGTCTTTTCACACAATGATGAAGAATAGTTTGATCTCCTATATAGACAGCAGCATGATCTAAAGTTCCTAATCCTGTATCCATAATAAAAACATCTCCAACTTCTGTTTCAACATTATCATCTATTTCAATAAAACCTAATTTAGGTAGAGCATATTCAAATAAGGGTGATTTGCTAAATTCTTCGGGGCTTTTGGGTCGTTTCCAATGTTTTATTTCTATGTTTTTCTTTTCTTTATACCAATCAGTAATCAAAGTCCAGCAATCTTGAATATCCCAAACCCATTGTCTACCAATTAATCCTTTTTTATAGCCAGATGGTTCAAAATAATGCCATTCTTTTGTTTCTGGAGTGACAATATAAAAAGGTAAATCTAAGTATTCGCAACTTGCAAGATCAGCTTGACTAGGAAATGGTGGTATTTGTGGATGGCTATGAAAAACACCCACAATTTCTCCAGCATCTTCTGCTTTTACCCAATCATCGGGATCAATAATAAATTGTTCACCTAAATCTTCCGATAAATTTTTACAGGGAAAATACTTTTCTTTACCTTTATAGACAGCTAATAAACCACAAGCTTCATGTGGTGCATCTTGTTCTGCGTGTTTAAGTGCAATATCTTGCCAAGTCATCCAACAAACGTACCAATGCCAGGGAAAATATCTCTAGTTGCTATTCTTTTTGGTAATTTTACGTTTACCAAGTCTAGGGCTGATATTGCTTCCCATTGAACAATATCTCTGTTCTCGCTAATTTTTCTTTAGGAAATTCTGCCGATGGATCAGGTGTTCCATAAGGATTTGTGTTGCCCGTAAAGTTTACAGCATCTAAATATCTAGCTAAAGTTCTAATTCTTGTTAATTTTGCACCATTCAGATCATTACCAACTGTTGTCTGGTTTACGTTTTGCATGATGGCAGTAAGCGTTCCAAAGATATTACTGACAGATATTGTTGGTCTAGGTAAAGTTCCTGTTCCTGTAAATTCAAATCCTTCACATTGAATAGGAAATCTTTGATATGTGTTGCTGTTCCATACAAGTTCACCATTAGCATTCATGTTTGAACCGTTATGAAATCTATAGACTGTGGCTGATCCATGTAAATTTGCAATAAGTTCTAAAGTGAACAATTCTATTATTGCTCCAGGATTTATTTCTTGTAATGCTGAAACTGGTACTGCCATTAGGGTTCAAATACTTGTTGAAAAGTTGTTGTTATCCTGCTTCTGTCCGACTCAAACATCTCTCTACTAAAACTTTGAGCTATCCATTTATAAGTTGTTGTTTCATCAGGAGGAGACCAATCAAAAGAAGCACCATCTTTTCCTCTGGCTTCTAAAAAAGTTTCTATCGTATCTGCATCGCTATCTTTAACATTAAAGGTAAGATTCCAAACTTTAGAATCTTGATTTAATCCAAAAGATGTACGCTGCTGATAGCCGTCACCAAACTGCGTTATTCGCTGTATTGGCTGACTACGTTTTGTAGCAGAGTATTGTGGATCGAAACTAGGAAAAGTAGCCATTAGCGAATACTAGCAAGTAGCCCTCCAGGTCTTTGTTGTTTGATAAGTTCTCCTTGAACTGCAACAGAGATAAGCGTTCCAAGTTCTTTTGCTCCCGAATCATCACCTTGAACATCTGAACCTGATGCATCTACATTAACAACAACACTCGTACTACCGCCACCTCCAAGTTTATTATTTGGCACAATCGTTCCAGATGATCTTGGTACAAATAATTCTGGGCCTTTCTCTCCTACTATTGAAGGTCTGCCTACTGGTGGTCTACCTCCATTAGCAAACATGCCAGCAATAGCCCCAAAAATTCCTCCTCCTCCACCTTTTTTAAAAGTTCCTGACGCACTTCCAAACAACGCTTGATTTAAGGCCAAATCTAAAAATCTATCAGCAACATTATTTAATAAATCGCCAAGAGTAGACGTTCCTTTAATTAATCCTTTAATTCCTTCTTTTATATCATTTCTTATGGTTTCATTTAATTTTTGAAAAGTTTCATTTAGTTTTTTTGCTTCTATATTCGCTAGCATAGTAGCTTTTATTCCATCTATTTGTGCTTTATTTGAGTCTTTAAGTTTTTGTATTCTTTCGTCCAACCGATCAAGAGCTTGTTTTTCAAGATCTTGTTTAGTTGGGTCTGTAATATTTACTAAGTTGTCAGTTCTTAACTTTAATTCCGCTTCTAATCCAGAAATTGTATCTTTATTAACTTTATTTAACAGGGCTAATTCTTTTGCTATCGCTGGATTAACACCATCTTTTCTTAAAGCGAGGATATCAGCTTCTAACTTTTGAGCAGATTTTCTAATATCTATCTGTTCTTGAAAATCTACATTAATGTCTTTAACTATGTTGCCTATTTTTGCATCTACACCTAATGATGCAACTTCTGATCTTAACTCCTTAATAAGATTTCGTAATCTCTTTACTTCTTCCTTCCCTTTATCTGTAAATCTAGTATCACTACCGAGAAACGAACCAGGTTTAGTTTCTACAAATCCTTCAAGTCTTGAATCTAATCCTTGTAAATTTAATTTTTCTAATGCTTTCTCAGCTTGTATTAATTGAGTTACTCTTTCATCGGTAGGATTAGCTATTATTCCTTCATTAACAAGTCCTGTCTGTACCATTCCTCCTGTAGTAATATCGCTAAAAAACTTAGCAACATTAGCCATTACTTTTTTAAAATTTTCTTGTATTCTATTTTGTGTTTCTTTAATCGTTCTTGATGCTTCTATTAAATCTCTAGTTTGCTGAGTTCCTACTACTGCGACTAATTCTTGTCTAGCTGCATTTAACGCTGCTTGTTTACCTATAGTTTGTTCAATAATTTGAATTTCTTTTGCTCGAGCAGAACTTAAAAATCCAAGAGATTGTACAGCTTGAGCAGCATTACCTCTCACAGGGTCTAATGCTCCACCAAATTGCTCAATATTAGTAATTAAAGATTGTATTCCAGTAGCGATCGAAGTTCCAACTAAACCTCCTGCAAACCCTCCCATTTTGCCACCTAGTTTATCTCCTGCAAAACCTCCAACAAATCCACCAGCAGCAGCTAATGGCCCTTGTCCAAAGAGTAATGGAAACGCACCACTGATTAATGCACTTGTAAATG